TTAATAAGCCTACTGAGTATGTCATGGTAATAGAGGATCATCTCAGGACTGTGTTTAGTCTTAAGAAAGTAATTGTAGTTATCATGTACAGCTAATAACAAGTCTGTGATTTCATGTCCAGACCACGCTGAATAATCTACATCTAGTATGTTTTCTAACTTATGAGGTCTAAAGATGTTTGTACGTTTCATACGTACATTGTAAGTCTTATTTTTCCTTTTTGCCACCATCATACACCTTAAATACTATAGCTTTTCCATCATTTTGAGGAATTTTTTTAGGATCAAAGTCATTTTTCCCTTTGCTATACCAGTACATTTTGCATAATGGTAAAAATCTTTCGTCAAATGCAGGGTCAAAACCATAAGTTTTACCCATATATAAGTTAAACATTACATGACAAATTAACTCGTATTGAAATTTTGTTAATTTTTTAGATAAGAAACTTAAACAGTATAGAAATTCTGTTTGAATAGGGTCGTTTTCGTTATTCATGCCAGATTATTAGCATAAATAACGAATTACACAACCTTAATGTTTTCCGTTAAGTAAATTTTTAATAAAAACTTCGTATTTTACTTTTTCTTTTGATGCTTGATACTTACAATAATCATGCACTAATTTAGAAATCATACTTGCAGGTGCTCTAAATTTTTTACCACAAAGGCTTTTTAATATTTTGTAGTCTTCAATTCTTATTGCAACGCTTTTCCATTTATTGATATCCATTGTATTTCCTATGGGTGTAGTCTTCGCCAATAATCCATTCTTTCTTCGAATGTAGGCTCAGATTTTAGTTTCCAAAATATATATAACCTTTTTAATAGAGGCGGGTAAGACCTATTATCTGGGTGTTCATCCATATAATACTGTTTAAAGGCATATTTTTTGAAGTTATACACATATCTTTTTATCATTGTTATTATCATAATAGTTGTTTTTAATGACGTTCTATAATAATGTCAAGGAATATTGACAATGCCTCCCAAGATATATAAGATAATCCTATGAAGTCATATCGCTTCACTGCTAGATATGCTGGTCAACGTATAGTACTTGACGTAAAGGCATCAGATGATGATGAAGCGAAAAATAACTTCATAAAAGAGCTTAGAGAAGGCCGAGGAACTTGGAGTAAAGAAATTACATACTCCCCATCCAAAGTCTTCCTAACATATGAGGAACTGAATGTTTCATAATGAACAGTCTCTTATTACTAGAAAAATGATTCTAGAAACTAAATGGAATCATATGTTTTTAGAAAAAGGAATAGAGACAATAGATATGATGCAGATTGAACTCGAACTGAAAGAAATTAAAAGACAGTTAAGAGAACAAGCTGTATTCAAAGTAAGAGAAGAATTAGAAGAAGATTTAGATATAGCTTCTTAAATTTTTTATCTTAATATTTTTTCTTTGGGAACTCCCTCAGAGAACAGGTACGTACACTTTGCTGTGTACTCAACGATATCGTCTTGAAATAAAAATTCAAAACTTTTTATTATTTCTTTTTGCATGTGAATTTTAAACACTTTTTTATTCATTTGTTGTAAAAACTTTTCTTCATCTATATTTTTTGCTACATAACAAATTGAATAATTTGCATGGTTTTTTATAAAGTTATATCTGCTACACCCATCAGATATGATATACTTATCTTCTTTTTTTACCAAAACCATTGGACAAATTAATCCTATATCTTCTATTGAATCATTAATATCTGTAGCATGTTCTTTGTGGTCACAATTAATAATATTATTAAAATTAATATTTTCTAATCGTATACCAAAGATTTGATATAGCGGGTGTATAATCCTTAAAGGCCCGAGAACCGTGATCCCTGTAATATTATTCTTGTTCATTTTTATTCCATTGAAGTTGACTTCCACATTCATTCCAAGTGTTTTCTAAACATTTATATTTATCATCATTTTCATAAACATATATTTTTCCATACTGACCAGTAATTCTACAGTCCCAGCCCAATGAAGCAGGTAAAAATCCAAATCTTCCCTCATATCTAGTAAATACAGTCTCCGAAGATATAAAGTAATCATCATAAAGATCATTATGCTCATAAAGAATACCAAAAGCGTTTCCTCCTAAATCAAAAGATGCCCCTAATATTAAAAGTTCATATTTAGTATTTTTAATACCTGACTCTAATATTTTTTTATAACTTGGATGATTCTTATTCCATTCATCTAGCGAATAAATAGGTTTAACATCTACTAGTATTTTTTTATTTTTACCAATAATTATAAAATCAGGTATCCAACCATCTATACCTTCTATTTCTTGTGGCTCATATTCAATACGCCATTGTAATCTTCTCATAAATAAATACCACCTTGCTTCTAATTTACTTCTAAATTGAATTCCATTTATTTTAGTTGGTATAGGTTTCATTACAATCCTCTATCCTTTATTACTTCATTTAAACGTTTTATTAATTTGATAGATATTCTATTTTTACTTGAATTACAATTAGTACAACAAAATATAATATTACCAATGCTATAAGTTTTATTATTATCAAGACGATCTATAGAAAAATTTTTCATATTTTGTGTATATTTTCTAACAGACCTACCTTGACCTATATTATGTCTCTTTCTTTTATAAGTCCAAGGTTCAAAACAATAAAAACAAACTCTTCCCCATTTATTAATATATTGATTAAAACAATTTAGTATTTCTTTTTTAGTAGATTCAGGAACAAACCCTCTTTGTTTTATTTTACTCGGAGTAAACATTGATGAAATACATTTGTTTACAAAACCTTTTTCACTATTCAGATATTTATGTTTAATTTTAGAAAGTATTTTACCATTTTTCAACCTCCATTTTTTAAAATATTTTTTTTGATATTCTTTTTTTCTTTCTTCACATTTAAAAGGCATATCTGTTATTCAACTTCTCCCCAACTCTTTCCAATTGCTACGTCAACTAAGCTTGGAACTTTAAACTCTATACAGTTCTCCATAGTCTTTTTAATTACTTTAACATCTTTAACTTCATCTTTAATGTTAAAACATAATTCATCATGGATCTGTAGTAATGGAGTATGTCCTGCTTCATGACAATCAATGACTGCTTGTTTAGTTTGATCGGCTGCTGAACCCTGTATCAGTCTATTTAGAGCTTTATATGTTCCAGCTCGTTTGATATTTTCTTGTCCACCGAATTTAGCAATAGCTGTTTCAAATGTTTCAGAGTTTACCATTACCCAGTCTTTAGGTTCCCATCTATCAAATCTACATTTGCGACCTTTCTTAGTTCTAATAGCACCTTCTTTAGATGCCTTATCCATACAAAGATTAATAAGTTTTTTAACGAATGGAACTTTCTTATTGTATTTAACAATTATCTCTTTAGCTTCTTGCTCAGATAATCCTAAAGATGTTGCAAGTTTGGTATTACCCATTCCATACATTAAACCTAATCCGATTGTTTTAGCTTGTGAACGATCTATACCTATCATATCAGCAACTGTTTGGTGAAAATCTGCTGAAGCATTTTCATATGCTTTAATAAGTTCTTGTGATCCTTCATAACCAACTGAAGCTGCATAGTGCACAACCATTCTTGGCTCTTGTTGTGAGTAATCAAATGCTCCCCACTTACAATCCTCATCAGGTAAGAATAAAGATCTAATCTTAGGGCCAAAATCTTTATTACGTGCAGGAATTTGTTGCAAGTTTGGATTAGACATAGAGATACGTCCAGATACAGTTCCACCTGAATCTGATCTCAATTGATTAATCTCGGCATGTATTCTTCCTTTAACTTGGTATCTCATAATACTTTGTAAAAAAGTTCCATGAAATTTATTTATCTCTCTAGCCCTAACAATAAGTTTAGCTATTTCATGAGGACAATTAGTTAACCAGTTTTGTGTAAAGCTAGGCTCATCACTTTTAGCAGTTCTAGGATAAGCTATCTTTAATTTATCAAAGGCTTCTGCTATTTGTCTTGCCGCCCAGATATCTATATCTTTACCAGTTATTTGTTTTATCTTAATTAAAGTTTCTTTTTCTTGTGCTTCAAATTCTTTAATAAGTCTTTGAGCTTTATCTACATCTACTCTGATTCCTTTTTGTCTCATCTTAATTAGAATAGGAAGTAGTTTAGATTCCATTTCCCAAATCGTAGTTAAGTTTTGTTTGATGATTTCATTCTTTAGAAATCCCCATAGTTTAAGCGTGAGCCGTGCATCTTGTTCAGCGTAGAATCCAACATGCTCTGCAGGTAACTTCCACATCTCAGCTTTAGGATCAATGCCATGATCTTTAGCTGCTTCTTTCAAATCAGTTTCAGCTTTAATCTCGCCTAGATAATCTTTAGCTAATGAGTTTAAATTATATGCCCATCTATTTTCATCAACGATTGCTGCTGCAACCATTGTATCTACAATCTCTCCATTAACTTGAATACCCATTGCTTGTAACCAACCTAGATCATATTGAGCATTATGGAATATTTTTCTACAAGGTAATGCACATATTTCTTTCATGTAGCTAATAACTTGTGTAGGTATCATATTACCACCACCAAAATGTTTAAATGGGTAATAACCTTGCCATCCTTCAACAGCGACAGCAAAACCTATTACATAGCCTTTACCAATAGCCCAACCAGCACCTAGACCTTCGCTTATACCATCGTCCCTAGTTTCTAAGTCAATTGCTATTTCAGTAGCGTTAGATAAATCCTTATACTCAGAAGGACACAACCAAATACTTTTCTTAAATGTTAATGAATATTGTAAACTTGTCATTTATATTACCGTTAGTAAAAAATAAAAAATACAGATACAAGTAAATAAACCCATATCACCAATTATAGTTTTTTTAAGATTAAACATTGTAATCTCTTTCTAAAACCATTTCTAAATAGTGGATAGCTTTTAGAATATCTTCTTTTTTTCCTTTTAATTTATGTCTGCATATATACTTGATTGCATTACCTTCTGCAAATAGTAAATTATTTTCATTTATAAATTGAGAAGGCTGTATCTTCATTATCTTATAATGAGATCCTCCTACTTGTTTAAAAAACGTTTTATTGCTCATTTCTTTTTTCCTCTATGTAAGTTAAATAGTCTTCCCCTATTGGATAGTTGTATTTGTAATCAGAGCTTAATAAATGTAATGAATACTTAGCTCTAGTTACTGCAACATAGACTACTCTTTTTTCGTCCATCTTTTCTACGTTTGTTTTGTTTTGGTATTGAGATGCATAATCAGCTTTAAAATAAACTAAAACATTATCTGCTTCCCCTCCTTTTACAGAATGAATAGTATCTATAATGATTGTAGG